TTATGAGTGTATTGGTATCAGAAATTGATTTACAATACATTATAAAGAATGGCAGAAGTAACCCCAAGTAATCCATTAGGAGCTGGTAGACCAAAGGCAGATTTAGATGAGGCACTACGGAAAATGAAACCCTTTTTAGAACTTGGCTACTCATTCTATAAGGCTTGTACTTTTGCTCTTTTACCCCATAGTACATATTTGCCCTATTACAACAATGATGATAATTTTCGCTATGAAGTGGAGCTTTTAAGAGCAACCCCAAATATTCAGGCTAGGAAAAACATTATTGGAGCAATCAAAGAGGGTAAAACAGGTATCTCACTTGAATGGCTTGACCGAGTTGAAAAAGACGATTTTTCCAAGAGGCTAGAGATGACTGGCAAGGATGGTGAGCCGGTAGCTGGCTTGAATGATAGTAAAGTCTTAGCAACGCTTTTACAGAGTTATGAGTTAGTTTCTAAGAAGTTAAAACCTAGTGAGGACTTATCAAAAGGTGTGGGTTCAGCAGGTTAGTTTAGAAAACTGTATTGGTGATTTTGAGCCAAGAGTAGATACTTTAACAACACAGGTAGAAAACAGAATTTTTGCTGGTAATATTGCTGGTTTATTCAGGGGTAAAAAGCGTATGGTTGTGCAAAGGCTCATGGATGGGTACAACTTCAATGAGATAGCCAGAGAAAATAAACTAAAGCAGTCAGAGGTTTACAAAATAAAAGAGCAGTTGAAAATGGATTTATCCTTTCTTAGAGATGGTAGCCAAAGGGAGGTTTTTGTTAAAAATAACTTTGTTGCCTTAAATCAGCTTTTAGAGAACATTAAGGTTATTGTTAATAGACTAACTCTGGCTGAATACATTAAACTTTATCTGTATGAGTATGACCAAGAGGCCATTGAGAAAAATTGGCAAACAACAGAATTGCAGAATGTGTTTGAGAGTATTTGGGAAAACAATCAAAAATCATGTGTGTTAGCTCCAAGAGAACATCTAAAGACTTATACCATTATTGCCTACTTGACCAAAAAGCTCTTTACCCGAACCTATCCTTTAGATATTTCTTATTATCATATTAAGAAAGAGCTGGCCTTTGAGAAGTTTAGGAAAATACAGCGTACTATTGAGAAAAACCCAATCTTAGCCTCTGGCTTGGAGATTGATAAAGCCCAGTATTGGAGTGAGGATAAGATAGTTCTGGCTGATGGTTCAACCATTGAGCCTCTATCTTACCAGTCAAGGGTGGTTGGTAAACATCCTCATATTATTGTTATTGATGACCCTATTGATAAACAGGTTATCTATTCAGACCAGCAGAACCAAAAGGCTATTGATAAGTTTTATATGGATATTTACCCCCAGATTAGCTCTGATGAGAAAGAAAAGAAAATACTGATTATCGGAACTAAACAGCGTAAGGGTGATTTGTATGGTGATTTGCCAGAGGATTTTAAGACATTTATTTTCAAGGCTATTGATGAGGATGGCAATATTCTTTGTCCAGAGCTGTTTAGCAGGGAGCGGTTAGCCCAGATTAAAAAAGCCATTGTTGCCAAGCATGGTGAAAAATACTGGCTTAAAGAGTATATGAATGTTCCTTTTGAGGCAATGGGTATTGTTATCAAAGAGGCTTGGATTAAATATTACTACAACATTGAGGATGAGATAAAAGCTAAACTAAAGATTTATCAGGGTTGGGATTTATCTGTCGGTAAGGATGTAGAAAAAGGCGATTGGACAGCAGGGGCAACTATTGGTATTTTGGATGATGAAAAAATTGATGAGAAACGGATTTATGTTTTAGATATGTTCAGAGCTAGGCTTGATTTTGGTGGCCGAGTGGGTAAGGTTATTGAATATGGGGGTATTCACAAACCATTGAAAATTGGCATTGAGGATAATGTATTTCAGTATGACACAGTACAAGAGGCTAAAAAGAAATCATTATTACCTATTATTGGGGTAAAATCCATCACTAACAAGATTGAGAGTTTTAACACCGAGCTTGCCCCATACTTTGAAAATGGCAAGGTGTTTATCCGGCATGATATGAAAGATTTGGTTAATGAGATATTAAGTTTGCCTGTTGGTGAGTATGACGACCAAGCCGATGCCCTAAAGATTGCAATTAAGACTGGCCTAACCGCCAAGGGTGAGCCAAGAATTAGGCGACTATAAAATTATTAAAGTTAAATCAGTATAATATTTATATGAATATCACGCGCTTTATCCAAACCTTTAGAAAGCAAGTTGGAATGGCAATTATCGGTAAGGCTGGTGGGGTTGATACTGGCTGGCACAGCTTGTTTACAACTCATGGCTATCAGCAAACAAAAGAGTTTTATCAGGGGTTGGTTTATAAGTGTATTGATATGATTGGCTCTAATGTGGCCAAAAGTGATTATGGTCTTTACAGGGGTAATGGTAATCAAAGTATTGAGGTGTTTAATCATCCAGCTTTTCAGCTTTTACAAAAACCAAATAAGCATCAGACTGGGGTAGATTTGTTATACAGTATCTCAAGCCATATTGATGCGGCTGGTGAAGCCTATATGTATTTGGTTAGAAATCTGGCTGGCACTAGGCCAGTTGAGATTTGGTTACTTGACCCTTTCCGAGTAACCCCAATCAAAGATAGTAACGCTTTTATTATTGGTTATAAATATCGCAAGAGCAATGGTACAGAGGAAACTTTTGGTTTAGATGAGATTGTGCCTATTATGCGGCCTAATCCTTTCAATCAGTATGAGGGTATGTCAGCTATTGAGATGGCGCGCTTGGAGATTGAGGCCGACTTAAATGCAGTTGATTGGAACAAAAACTTTTTTAAGCGAGGGGCAATGCCAAGTGGTATTTTAACTACCGAAGAAACAGTCAGTGATGAGAGCTTTAAGCGACTGAAAAGAGAGTTTAATGAGAGCTATAGCGGTAAAGACAATGCGTACTCAACTTTGGTTTTAGATAGTGGTTTGACTTATCAGCAGGTATCCTTGAAGCAGAAAGACATGGATTTTATAGAACAGCGTAAGTTAAGCCGCGACCAATTGCTTGCAATTATGGGTGTGCCAAAGGCTTTGTTGTTTGCTGATGATGTAAACCGAGCCAATGCAGAGGCGGCCAAGTATTTCTTTGCCGAACATACTTTAAGCCCAAGGTTGGATTTAATCTTTGAAAAGTTAAATGCTTTCTATCTGCCTAAGTTCCAAAACACAGAAAACTTGAAATTAAAATTCCCTAGCCCAGTTCCAGAGAATAAAGAGTATGAGCTTAATAAAAAAGATAAGGCTATTGGCCGATGGATGACCCCCAATGAGGTTAGAGCAGAGGATGGCTTGGAGCCTTTAGATGGTGGCGATACTATTGAGTTTACTGTAGTTGACCCAATGACTAACGCCAAGACCATTTACCGCCTAAAAGCTAAGGTTTCAACCAATGACAAAAAGTATTTAGTTACGCGGCGTAAATACTTGGCTAAGAAAGAAAAACAGATGCTTAGAAAGTATAAAGCACAGCTTAATTACTTTGTTGAGAGTGTTGGAACCGAGAGCAAAAAGATATTCAAGAAAGATTTAGGGAGCATGGAGGTTGTGTTAAATAAAGTATTTCCGAACTTAACTAGGTGGACTAAGGCAATGGCTGATATTACTTTTGATTATGGTTTAGAAAACATTGAGGAGGCAATAGCCCATACTTCCGAGGCTTATAACTTACCCTCTAATTTTAATATCCAAAATACTGGGGCAATTCAATATTTAAGTAAGCGGTCAGTTGATACCGCTAACGATGTAGTCAAAACCCAACTGGATACAGCCAGAACCATTATTAAAGAGGAACTGGAAAAGGAAACAGCTAACATTAAGGATATTGTTGCCAGAATTAAAGCCGAACTCAAGGTTGATTTAGACTGGCGAGCAGAGCGAATAGCCAGAACCGAGCTTATAACAGCTTACAATGAGGGGGCAAAGATTTTGTATCAGTCTAGCGATGTGGTTAAGTCAGTTAAATGGATAACTGCCAAAGATGAGAGTGTATGCCCTGTTTGTAGCCAGAATGATGGTGAGATAGTTAATAAGACTAGGGGTGTTTTCCCAAGCGGTCATAGTAATGCCCCAGCCCATCCTAATTGTCGGTGTGATATTGTGCCGTACTTTGAATAAAAAAATTTATTAGTTATCAGTATAATTATTATATGACTACCGAAAAAAAGTTTGCAACAACCCTCATTGAAAATGCCATCATTGATGATGAGAAAAAAATAATCCGAGGGGTTATTGGTTCAACTGGTGCTATTGACCGCCATAATGAAAGTGTCAATCCAGAGGGTTGGGATACTAAGAACTTTAAGAAAAACCCAGTTATTCTTTATGCACATGATTATTGGGGTTTGCCTATTGGTAAGGCTCTAAAGGTCTATGTTGAGGGTAAGAAACTGATGTTTGATATTCAGTTTGCAACCCATGATTTTGCCCTAAAGGTTTTTGATTTATTCAAGGAAAAGATACTAAATGCTTTCTCTGTTGGTTTTATTGTTAAAAAATGGGGAGAGGATAAGGATAAATACTCAATCATGGAGCAGGAATTGTTGGAGCTTTCAGTTGTACCAGTTCCAGCTAATCAAGAGGCTTTGGCTAATATGCTCCATGTTAAGAGCTTGGATGATAAGACCAAAAAGCTCTTAGAGGACTTTAAGGCACTTTTGGAAAAAGAGGTTGAGCGCATGGAGGCTGAAAAGAAAGCTCTGGATGAGCCAAGGGAGGATGAGGAACCAGAGGTTGAGGAAATTGAGGATGAGGATGAGGAGGAGGAAACCGAGGAAAAGGCTAATGAGCCTAAGAAAGATGAACCAGAAGCCGAGGAACCAGAGAAAACCGAGGAAAAAGAAAAGGTTGTTGCTATCAAGTTAGCTGAACTTAAAGATATTCTTAAAGAGGCTTTTGGTGAGGCTGTTGCTAATTATAAAATTGTTGAGGAAAAAATAGTCAAAGAGGTTGAAGTTAAGGAGGACTTAGAGGCAAAAGCCAAGGCCAAGCGTAACCAAGAGGCTTTTGAGTTTTTAACTTCGGTTCGGCAACAGATGGTTAAATCAAAAACCCATGCTGATGAAGCCCTTAAATCTATGAAAGAACTGTTGTCAGTTACATTAGAGAAAGGAGGTGAATAATAAAAATGGATGATAAACAAGTTCAGGAACTTCTTAGCAAAGTTCAGGCAGGGGTTAAAGATGAGGTCGTAAAAGAACTCCTTGAAAAACTGCCTAACCGCAAAGATATCTTTGGTGGCAATGATGCACAAGCCAAAGCCAAAGAGATGAAAGAAAAGGTGGCCGAGTATGTCAAAGCGCTTTATCGCAAAGACTATGCAAAGGTCAAAGCTCTTTCTGGCGGAACTGCTACAGAGGGTGCAGAGTTAGTGCCGGAGTATTTTGCTTCCGAGGTTGTACGCCTAGCGGCTCAATATGGTAAGGTGCGGCGAGATGCCCGCAATTGGCCAATGCCTACTGATACTGTCAATGTGCCGTCAATCGGTACTGTTACAGCTTATCGTGTAGCTGAAAAAGGAGCTATCACTACATCAACCCCAGCGACTTCTAGCACACAATTGGTGGCACAGGAACTAGCCGTTTTAATTCCCATGTCCAATCAGCTTTTAGCTGATGCAAACGTCAATGTTGTTGACCAGTTAATTCAACTGTCGGCCGAGGCTTTGGCCTTGAAAGAGGATGAATGGGGCATTGAGGGTTTAGGTGCTGGTGAGGGTATCTTTCAAGATACTGATGTGCCTGTTGTAACTCTTGGTAGTGGTAAAACTTCCATTGAGGATGCAACTGCCGATGATTTACTTGATGTTATCAATCAGGTAAATGAAAGTGCTTTGGTCGGGGCAAAATGGTACATGTCGTTCAATGTGTTCAATCAGTTTAGAAAGCTGAAAGACGATTACGGCAGGTACATATTGCAGATGCCGGCTGATGGTGCGCCAGCAACTCTTTGGAATTTCCCAGTAGAGTTTGTTGCTTCTATGCCTAAGATGTCGGATGACGCGGCGGCATTGAAGTTTTTGGCTTTCGGCAATCTGCGGTATATGCTCTTTGGCGACAGACAGCAGGTGAGCATTGACATTAGTCAAGAAGCTACTGTTGTTGATGGTGAAACCACGCTTAATTTGTTTCAACGCAATATGAGCGCTGTTCGTGTCATTGAAAGAATTGACATTGAACTCACCGAGGCTGATAAAGCCTTTGCCTCACTAAAGACTGCGGCGAGCTAAACCTAGCTTTAACACTTAACATTAAAAACCGATGGCTCTAGGGTGAGCGGCAATGCAAGGCCAAACGATAAACCAAGCAAATACCGCGAGCCAGTCGTAAACCAACGCCTAAGCTCAACGGAGTTTAGGCACATAGAAGTTAATAGTTGTAAACTTTCTACATGAAAGTCAAAGCTCTTGAAACTGTAGTATTTGGCTACAAGCGGTACACTAGAGGGCAGGTATATGAGATGAGCGAAAAAGACTATCAAAGGTCTTGGGTTTCATTTCAGGTGCTAGATGAGCCTAAAAAGGTGGAACCCCAAAAAGAGGAAAAGAAACCCAGAGGCCGCAAGGCTGGTTTCCAAGCTCCTAAAAAAGCCATGATTACAGGTAAGGAAAAAAAGTTAAGAACCAAATAAGACATGGCTAGTCAATTAGCAAATCTTTATCTAACTGGTTATTCTGGTTTGGTATATTCTGATATCTCTGGTTTGACTGGTAAAACTCTTTCTGCGGCTGAACAGGCAGTAGTTACTAATCTTATTAAGGAGGTTGAAAGTTATCTTTGCTCTAAAACCAAGCGTCAATTCAGGGTTATTGATAGTGGCTCAACCAAGCAGATTTACCATGAAGTTTTTGATGCGGGTGGTTATAAATATGCTTTGCATAATTTTCCTATCTACCGAGTACAAAAGATTGAGGTTGATGGAGTTACCAAATATGAGGCGGGTGGCTCAAACAATGAGCTAACTCTTGGTGTTGATTTCTTTGTATATGATGATTATATAAGGTTTGCCAGTAGCCCAGTATCAAGTGTTGATAACCGCCGAGCATTAAAGATTTCTTATGAGCTAGAGCAATTTTGGGGTGATGATGTGAAATTGGCTATCAAGAGAGCAGTAAGCGAAATGTATTTATCCAAAGAGTACGGAACTAAGGGGGTTAAGTCAATTGGTCTTACTGGTGATTTTTCAATTAGCTTTGATGACCAGATAGCGAATTACTTAAAGGAGGTCATCGCTAATTATAGAAAAATCAGGGTATGATAAACCATAATTGTTTGGTAACTATCAATAAACTTTCAGGCACAAGTAGTAGTAAGCAATTCTCTGTTTTGGCAACTAATGTACCCGCGACTATATTACCAACTTCTAACGAAACTCTAACAATGTACCCAGATGTTCCTATCGGTTCGGCTTATTCATTGTATATAAATAGCAGTAGTTTGACCGAATTGCCAGCAGAGAGTGAGGTTGTGGTAACTGATGCCGAGGGCGGGGCATTGACTGTTAATGATAAATTCCAAGTAAGGGAAGTATCCAGAAAAGAAAAGGTTTTTGGCAACACTTTTTATACTGCGGTGTTGGTCAAAATATAAAGAATGGCAACAGTATAATATTTATATGGGCTACCAATTTTCTATTGAGCTTCGCAATTTTGATAACTTGGCTAGTAAG